TCTTAGAGCCATTACGACCCACTGTGACTGTGCCTGTGCCAGCGTTTTTAATGAAGACTACGTTGCCAGCACTAGGGCTTGCAGGCAGGGTAATTGTCACTGAGCTTGCTGAGTTGACGATTAGCTGATCACTAGTTACAGCAGTGTAATCTGCGGTCTTAATAGCAAAGTCGTTGAATGCTCCACCACCGCCCAGCTCACCCCACTCTGTGCTGTACCCTTCAAACTTACCTTCAGTCGTGTTGTATCTAAACATGCCTGCTGCTGGAGAGCCTTCACGCTGACCTGTGGTGCCTGCGGAAACTTTGACAGAACTAGTGTTATTGAGAACTAGCGCACCTGTCATTGTGCCGCCAGCTTTTGGTAAAGCGTTGGCCGCTAAAGTGCCTTGGGCGGCCGTGGCGTAATCTGAAGAATCAAGATTGTTGAGCTTCGTGTGGTCAGCGTTGGTAAAGTTATTTTGAGAAAGCTCACCGTCTTGGATACTGTATGTGGTGTTTGTATTTGAGTCTGTACTGGTAATCGTGAAGTTAGGATAAGTACCAGAAATACTAGTGGCACCCGCACCTGTCAGCCCAACCGTCTGGTCAGCTTGAGAAGCCGTGGCAAAGGCTGACGATGCTGCGGTGGCTGCGGAGCCAAGTCCTAGATTACTCCTGGCACTTCCAGCATTCGCAACATCACTAAGGTTGTTGGTGGCGACCAAAGTCCCAGACAAAGATGCATACGCTGCTACAAAAGAACTGCCCTCATATACTTTCATTACATCTGACGTCGTGTTGAAGTAGAGCATTCCAGCAGCCAGAGCATCACCATCGTTATCGAGAGATGGGTCACTGGACTTTTGTCCCAAGTACCTGTCATCGAAAGAATCAAACGCAGCCAGTGCCGCATCTTTGGCAGCCACCGCGGCCGCCTGTGCAGTCGAGGCACTTGACGCGCTTGCCGAGGCTTCTGTAGCCTTCGTTGTCGCAATGACTTTTTGTGCCGTAGCGAGGGTAACTTGAGCGGTAGCCAGAGTTACTTGGCTCGCCCCAGTGGTTGCACTGTTGGCGGCATTTGTCTCAGCAGTTTCCGCAGAAACTTTCGCAGCAACCGCTAAAACTTTCGCAGCCACCGAAGCATCTTTCGCAACCACCGAAGCATCTTTTGCGGTTACTGCTGCATCTTTTGCAACGACACTTGCTGCTCTTGCAGTTTCACTGTCGGCAGCTTTTGAAGTCGCAGTCGCTGCGCTCGTAGCTGAGTTTGTCGATGATGTTGAAGCTTCTGATGCTTTAGTTGTCGCTGTTGCGGCACTGGCTGCACTCCCTGTTTTTGAAGTTTCTGAGGCAGCGGCAGAAGTAGCTGTGGCATTCTTTAAAGACAACGTGGCTGCTTGTGCAGTCTCTGCGTTTGTCTCAGCAGTTTCCGCAGAAACTTTCGCAGCAACGGAGGCTACTCTAGATGCTTCAGCCGCAACGGCACTTGCTAGGTTTGAACTAACGGCACCAGTAGCAGTAGCAGAAGCCGCAGAAGCCGTTACGGCACTTGCAGCCGCTTCAGTAGCTGCTGCGGTTGCAGCAGTGGCCGAACTTTCTATCGCTGTAGTGTTGGTGGATGTGACTCCAGAACCACTGAAAAACGAGGATTTTGCCATTTTCAAATTACCTTCTAATGGATGGAGTAAGCAGGACGCATTACCTGTAGCGTTCCTGTCAGTTCTTGCTCAACTGCTTGCGTCTGTATCTCATCTATGAAAGTAAAGAACTTAGCATTCCAAATTTCTGCTCTATCGTCTAAGAAGTAATCCGATGCATAAGTTAGTGCTGCATAGATTATTAAATCTGGAGCAATGTCGCTTAAGACATTTGTATCCGAGTCTGCGCTGAGTTCTGAAAAGATCGAATAGTAGTTCATCACTAAAGTGCCAGATGAAGGACGCGGGAACATAAGGAACTCACTTCCTTCTCTAGCAAAATAGACTGGACTTCCTGTCTCAGCACTTGAAAGTAGTCCTTGAATCTCTCGCATCGGCAACCGTGTTAAAGCTACGTTTAAAAAGTAAACGTCAATAGCTTCTAAAAAGTCAGCGGGTAACGTAACCTTGGATGTAAGAGTTGAGAATGTGTATTTGTGCTGGCTTTCCATAGCAGGAATTCTCAGGCTTCTTTGTATCCTGGCGATTCCTTGCTCTAGAAAAGTATCTGCTAATGCATCAGTAATATCTGAGCGATTGAGTAACGCTTTGAAGTGTGTACGGATTTGACCGTAGTTCATTTTACACCTGCTTTTTAGTCGTTATAAAAGCGTTTAAATCCTGCTGTTTTAGTCGCATCAGGATAGCCTTTGGAGTTTCTTTCATCATGTCAAAACCTTCTTTCAGCCACTGCTCATAAATTGCTACAGGGACTTCGGCAACACTCATAAACTCACCTTCCTTTTGGTTCAAAGAGTTCTCACGCTGTCTTCGGAGATCATCTAAAAAGGATGTAGGTATGTGCTGCTTTTGCTCGATGACATTCTCGTCACCTTTGTTTTCAAACATGAATCTATTTTGAATATCGTGGTAGATCAGTGAATCTTTTTTTTGTGACATTTGTAACGTCTCCTTTAAAAACTAAAGAGGGGACGGAGAGTCTGGCAAGTTAAGGAGAGCAAAACCCTTACCGTCATCCCCGCCCCCAATCATCTAGCTAGGACTTAAGAAAGTCCGGTGATCATTCCGCTATCTGCAAAGCTTGTATGTTTTACAGAAAGCTCCGCTAAAACTTGATGTTTGTCAGAGTCTCCGGTTTTCGCAAGCAGAGTGCGAGTAAATGGACGTAAGGTACATTGCTTGAACATTGAAGGATCAATTAAATACGCATTTGTCGCAAGATTCTCACGATTAAGTACAACCTTAAAGGTGCCGAAGGCGGTCACGAGTACCGAGATGGTATTAACAAGTGTCTGGCTTGCACCAATGTCTCGCTCACGTCCAGAGGCAGACGCAAAGCCGCCAATGATTAGACTGTCAGCAGGCTTGATCATAAGTACTGTAGGATCAGAACCGTTGATGTAGCAGGTCTGTGCTAAGTCAAGCAACTTTGCTTCTGTAAGCGCATCGGTAGCGTTTGAACCCGCGTCTAATGTAGTAGAAATCTGCTGGTCAATTGAAGCCATCTTACGCGCAGTATTGGCGTTGGTATTTACCGCTGCCTGAGATACACCGCACATGGACTTTTCCACGTCTTTCTTGAGGGAGCGTAAAACTTTGGCCAAATTATAGGCTGTCTCCTTAGCCCTGCCGTGGGTAGCTACTGCGTCAGAAGTTGCAGATACTTGGAAAGATTCACCAATGATCTGAGTGACGTTTGAACGAGAAGTAGGTTGCCCTACCGCTGTCATACTCGCGTCTGCTCCTTCTACGAGACCCGCTGCGGAACTTGCCCTCAAAGAATCTTCTAACCAGTCAAAATTACGAGCAGAAACCTTCTCGCTTTTGATCATAGTTTGAAAAGGAGTTGCACTAGGAGATATATTTTCTATACTTTGTGAGACATCTTCCTTTTTTCCCACGATTGCATATGTTGTCAGGGTCGTCATGTTGTTTTACCTATAAAATTAAATTAAAAAAGGGGGTTATTCAGCGTCCCAATTAGCCATTAGCATTTCTGCAATGTCATCTAGATCATTACCTCCGCTCGGACTTTTCCGCATACGTTCCTGCGCTGCCTTCTGCTTGCTGATACGTTGATCAGTTTTAGTAGGTGGCGCTTTCTTGCTGCGTAGAATCTTTGTGGGTGCTTTGGCTTTCTTTGTCTTGGCTACTTGCTTTGACCTGTCAAACATCATTGCTTTATGAAGCAACATGATCACGTTAGGATCGGTATATTGATTGACAGACTCTGCTGGTAGACCGCTTCCAATAGCGTGTTTTCGGATGTCGTTGTACAACTCCGTGTTCCACTCTGGTAACTCTTTCTGAAGAACCTCAATACAATGCTTTGCACTCTCTTGCTGCTGTGCTGCTTTTTTGTTTTGGAGTTCCCCATAGAAGCTATTAGCTTCCTCTTTTAGGAATTTAAGATCGCCTTCTGCTGCTTTTGCTTCAGCGCGTAGTGCCGCAAAGTCATCGGGATTCATTTGCCGTGAGGCAACTAACATATCGACTTCTTCATATGGCGCGTAACGCTCTTGTGCGCGAGTCAGCATCGCTTGTAATGATGCATCTGCACGTTCCAGTGCTTCATTAGCTTCTTTTCTTTGGTTCGCTGTTTCTTGAGACTTTCTTGTGAGAGATGCTTCTTGCCCGTAGAGTCTCTTGAGGTCTTTTAAAGATGCCTGTTTCGTTTCGCCATCAACTTGGAGTTCAACAAGAGTTTCATCAGACAGATCAACTTCTTCTGGCTCACTCTCTGCATCCTCTTCGGTATCCTGGGACTCATCAGGGTCTTCTTCAGTCTCATCTTCTTCTTTGGTTTCTTCATCTTCCTCTTCTTCAGTTTCATCTACTTCAGTCTCTTCTTCGCTAGTAGAATCCTCTGCTGCCTCTAACTCACCTTCTTCAGATGGCTGACTTTCATCAGCGTCTTCCCAGCTTGCTAAAATGGCTTCTGCCGTACTATCGACACTTCCAAAATCAAAGTCCTGTTGCACGTTATCTTCTGACATAGTGCTACTCCTCTTCTGGTGTTGCTTTTGATTTGATTTGATCTAAGACTTCAACTTGTTGTCTTAGAGTGCTTACGAGATCAGCCAAGGCACGGTACTGCAAGTAGGCATCTTCACGCATTTCATAGTCTTCTGGGCTACTCGCAAAAAACTGCTGTGTTGCAGCTTCTATTTGAGTATTTACCGTATTGGTAAAAGCCTCTAAACCAAGTAGCATTTCTGCGTCATGGCCTTTGGTTACTAATTCTTCTTCACTAGTCATTACTGCTCTCCTTAAGAACATTATTTACAACGGGTCATCCATTAACTGAGGCAATAGCCGTAATCTCATCTGCTTGCTGTGCAAGTAGAAGTTCTGCGGTATCAATTACTTTCTTGTGATTAAGTTGCGCTTCACTAAGATCAACCTTATCGCTTTGAATTGCGAATTGGTTCTCAGCCTTAAGACGCTCAAGTTCGAGCTTCATCTTCATGTTTTCTACACCCATCTGTGCCTTCATCTCGCCCAAGGCTGTCTGGCGCTCTTGTACTTCAAGCTGCTTCTTCATAAGCTCCATCTGAAGTTCTTGCGCTGGATCAGGCTGCTCTGGTGGCAACTCATCTGGGTTTGTAAGGAACTCACCAACATTCTTAATACCCGCCATCTCCATTACTTTAGAGATTAGTTGGTACTGGTTCTGAGCGGTGTACATCTTTTGGAGGCTTGGGTCAGATTGGAAAGTTTGGTGCATAGCCATGTACTTCTGGCTTTCTTTTTCATGCTCTCCATAGCCAAGGGATAACTCTACAGTTACATCACGTTTATCTGCCCATGCGCTTGGATCAATCTCGACATACTCACCATTGATTTCGATGAGCTTCGCTTGATCTTCATTCTCAATTACTAGCTGGTAAATTAGCTGGTACATGGGCTTAACCCACTGCGTTGCAAAATTACGCGCTATTATCTTTTGGCGCTGCTGAGACATGGTGGCTAACTGCTCCACCATAGCCGCTGAGTTTTGCTTTGAAACAGCATTCTTATCAAGACCCTGAGACAGCTTACTGACACCAGTCGTATCCTCCATGTTCGACTCAAGCATCGAGAGCGTCTGGAAGGTAAACGGGTTTAGCGGAGACTGCATCATCGGGGCTATGGCATCAGGCCGTGTTACATTGACCAGACCACCTACCCTGTTATCGATAAGTTCCTTCGGGTTAGTTAGACCACCCTTCAGCACTGTATATCGGGGGTTGTTGGTAATCATTGCGTGATCAAGGATAGACCTTGTAAGCACGGTTCTCGCATTCTGGGTATCAATTAGCTTTGCACCAAAGTTGTTACCGTAGAAGGCGTGAGGGATCGGGAGCGGAACGAATGTAATGAATGGTTTTCTATTAACCTTCTCTTTTTCAAGAAGCACATTACCGGCTTTCATTATCTTATAGAGTTCAGCAACTCCCGACCCCTCAACGTCCAACTCCATATAAAC